ACAGCAACTTTCGTTGGTGACGAACACGCTGCTTTGGCTGTTCTTATCAACCGTGCTGCTAACCGTATCGCTCAACGCACTCGTCGTGGTGCTGGTAACTGGGCTGTTGTTTCTCCAGCTGCATTGACAGTATTGCAATCTGCAACTACTTCAGCGTTTGCTCGTACAACAGAAGGTACATTCGAAGCTCCAACAAACACAAAGTTAGTTGGTACATTGAACGGTGCAATGAAAGTTTATGTAAACTCATATGCTGTTGATTCATCTCCAGTATTGGTTGGTTACAAAGGTTCATCAGAGACAGATGCAGCGGCATTCTATTGCCCATACATCCCATTGATGAGTTCTGGTGTTGTTCTAGACCCAACTACATTCGAACCAGTCGTATCATTTATGACTCGTTACGGTTATGTTGAGTTGACAAACACAGCATCTTCGTTCGGTAACGCTGCTGATTATCTATCAGCTATCGCTATCAACGCTGATAACCTATCATTCTATTAATCAATAGAAATAGCTTTTTACCCTCGGGATGGGAAGTTACAATTAAGCACTCTTCGGAGTGCTTTTTTGTTTCTGAGATAAATAGTAACATGCACTTCTATATGAAATGCAACATTTTAGGAAATTATTATGGCAGCAAATAATGCAAAAATTCACGGAGCAACTCTCCCACAGACAACTTTCGCAACACGTAAACTAGCGTTCGTAGTTGTTGATATGAACACAGATGTTGAAACAGATTTCGACACAATCGGTTCAACATACCAAAAAGCAGTTCAAGGCATTCAGCAAATCGCTGAAATTTATGCTTTGGGTCAACCTAATGGTCAATTGTTCACTGTTATCTTATCTGATGACACATTACCATATGACGATGGGCAAGAGTTTGCAGACGGCGGCGAAAATTCTCCATTGTCACGTGTAATCCGTGAATCTTCAGGTGTACAAGGTGCTTGGGCATGGAACGCACGTTTAGACGGCAACAATTTAAACTACGATTAATCATTCATTGAATGCAATAAAAAGCACTCTTCGGGGTGCTTTTTTATTGCCTGGCATAAATAATATTATGCACTTCTATATGAAGGCAACATTTTAAAGGAAAAATATCATGGCAGCAAACAATGCAAAAATTCACGGTTTAACAGCTCCAGCAGCTTCATTCGTAGGTAAAGACCTAATCTGGATCGCTAACGACGGTAACATGAGCGACATCGCAGACGCAACAGCAGCTATCACAGCAGCACAACAAGAAGTCACAGTTATGATTATCGGTCAAGGCACAGCAGACGGTATCATCTTGGGCGTTGAAGGTAAAGTACCATCAGGTTGGTATCAAGTTGCTATCTCTGGTTTGACATTCGTTGACTAATTAGTGAATTACTAAAAACAAAAAGCACACTTCGGTGTGCTTTTTTATTGGCTGTCAGATGCTAATGAATCATAAATGATAAATACATTATAAAATAATATTTGGGACCATTCATGGCAGTAGATCCATTCAATTCAGTAGGCGGTTATACAGTTGGCATTCCTCCAATGCCATTAGTAAGTGAGACCGGTGTAATTACTGCACCTAGTGCAACTATTGGTAACATCAGTGCTAATAATATAACAGCCACTGGCAACGTTGAAGCTACACTATTCAAAGGAAGTTTTGAAGGTACTATTTCAGGTACATTAGTAGTTCCAGGATCATCTAGTGAAGTATTGTTTAATGATGGTGGTAATGCAGGCGCAAACTTTGGATTTACGTTCGACTCGACTGCGCAGTTAGTAACTATCTCGGGAGATTTAGTTGCAAATTCATTTACATTGGGCTCAGGTCCAAATGAATTTTCTACATCGTCTGTAATGTTTTCTGTCACAACAAGTGCAGCACCTACACAAATCTTACATACCCAATCACAAAGTCTAATATCATCTGTTGACTATACAATCATTGCAACAGATACAGTGTTAAACATTAGACAAACTAGTAAGTTAATTGCTAGTGTATTGGGAAGTGAAGTTGGTTATTTCGAGTACGGAACAATTGACGTTCCCTTCGAGAGTCCAGGCGTAGCAGACTTTAAAGTTGAAAATATTTCAGGCAATGTTGTGTTAACTGTACAACCGAATACATCACATAGAACAACATACAAAATAATGGTAACAAGTTATAAAGAATAAGGAAAAGACAAATGGCAATTAGAACCTTTAACTCGGTAGGTGGATTCTCAGTAGGCGAAACCCCGTCAACGGTTATTTTACCCAACGGTGATATCACTACCGATTTTGGAACATTCACCGCAAACTTAGATGCAGGCGCACTTAAAACAGATAGCCTATTACATGCGAATGGTGTGCCGTGGGACTTCCAACAACCAGCAGGTGTTGCGAACGGACAAGTTCAGTATTACTTGGATGGTGAATTCGGCGCTTCAAGTAAGTTCTCATTTAACCCTACATCAAATGTATTAACAGTATTAGGTACTGCTAACATTACAACAGTTAACACTTCTGGTCAAATCGTATCTGAAGGTAACGTTACTGCACCTAACTTCATTGGTAACTTAGTTGGTAACGTTTCAGGTAATATTACTTCTCCTGGAACTAACACTGAAGTGTTGTTTAATGATAACGGATTGATTGGCGCAAACGCAAAGATGTACTTTGATAAAACATCAGGTACATTGACTGCTAATTACTATGCAGGTACATTAACTACTAATGCTCAGCCAAACATTACTTCTGTCGGGGCACTAACCTCACTAACAGTTAATACAACCGTTACTACTGCTAACGTTGCAACTGGCAACTTGAGTGTAACAGGCAGAGTAACAACAAGCGTAATTCCAGGTAATGATAACACTTATGATTTGGGTAGCTCGTCATATCAATGGCGTAACGCTTGGGTGGGTTCAAACTTGTTTATCGGTGGCGCAGATGCTTACATTCGTGCTATTGGTAATGTCTTATACAGTGATGCTCAATACCTTGAAAATAATATCAACGTTGGATCATTAACTGTACGTTCAGGCACAGCATTGCAAGGTGACTTGACTGTATCAGGTAATTTAACTGTCAGCGGTGGAACTACATACGTTAACGTCAGTAACATGGCAGTTGAAGATCCGTTGATTAACTTAGGCGGCAGCGGCGGTGGTGCAGATGCTACTTCATACGATGGTATGGATCGTGGTCTTGTTTTAAAGAACTATAAGTCTGATGGCTCAGAAGCAGTTAATCAAGCGTTCATTTGGAGCACAGGTAATAGTGAATTCCGAGCAATCGCTGACGTTGCTGATATCACAAACGAGATTGTAACTCCAAACGCATATGCGAACATTCACGCTAAGACTTTCTTGGGTAATGTTGAGGGAACAATCTTAACCGCTTCACAAACAAACATTACTACTGTTGGTACTTTGACCAACGCAACTATTGCAGGCAACTTACAAGTTAATAACACTGCAAATATTAACTCATTGAGAGCAAGTGGATTAACATACCCATCAAATGACGGATCATCTTCTCAAGTAATGAGTACAGATGGTACTGGTAATTTATACTGGGCCACAATTGATACGTACAGAATTCAAAACGGTACTAGTAATGTTGTAGTAACACAAAACAGTGACGTTAACATTAGTGTAGGTGGAACTGCTAACGTCTTTAAAGTCAAGACAACTGGCGCAAACGTAACAGGAGCTTTAGGTGTATCTGGTGCAACTACAACAGGCACATTAGTAATTGGTGGCAGTGAAGTAGGTTCATACACTATTACTACTAATAGTATCCTAAGTGCTAATATCATTGCATTGGATTACACATCATTCAGAGGTGTTGAATTCTTTGTTAAAGGAGAAGACGGAACAGGAAGTAAGTTCAGTGTTGCTACTATTTCTGCTGTGCATGATGCAACTGATGTTGATTGGTCAACATATGCCACAGTTAACTTAGGTGGTTCTACTGGCTCGTTTGATGTTAATATGGACACCGAACTAGAACAATTGGTTCTCTCAGTAACACCGTCAAGTAGTAACTCTACATCTTGGACGGTACAGTATAGAACAATTTAATAACGCCAGATAACGGAAACTTATATGGCAATTAAAAAGTTCAACGCAATCGCAGGTATCTCAGTAGGAGATACTGTGATTTATGAAGTGATTGATAATGCAGCAAACGTTGCTGCAAATAATCTCACGGTTACCGCTTTATCTGATTTAGGTGATGCATCAAACGTAACTATTACCGGCGGCTCTGCTGGATATGTGTTGACTACTAACGGTCAAGGTAATTTAAGTTGGGAGCCCGGAGGCTCAGGTGGAACAGGGCAGTCAGGCTTTACTTCTGTAATTAAGAATAATTTTGTAGGCAACGACACTCAAACTATCTTTTATCTTACTGAGACTCCTAGTTCTTCTGACAATGTACAAGTTAACATAGACGGTCTGATTCAACAAGAATCAACGTTCACTATTAATAACGGAGCGGTTGTTTTTGATTCTCCACCTGAATCAGGACAACGAATCGAAGTAACGGTATTTCATACTATTACTATCGGTAATGACACTGAGATTATTTTTAATAACGGTGGGTTTGTTGACACTGATAGTGGGTTCACTTTCGACAGTTCGACTAGCACCTTGTATGCACCTAACATTACAACGTCAGGTACTATACTTGCTAATACTATCACATCCAATTCAAACATTACTGCATCAGGTGGCTACCTAACATTAGACGCTGGTGTAATTGCAGTATCAGGCACAACTGCTGGTTTATTCACTACAAATATTTCTAACGTAAATATTGGTTTATCTGGTAATGTTACGTTAGGATCAACAAGTGGCAACGTTATTGTACGTGGGAACTTCGTTGCTAACTCGTTCTCATCTAATACAGCAATTGCTTCTCCTGGCATAGTTAGTGGTAACCCAGTAATAAGCGTACCTGAATCTGAAACAGTAACGATAGATTCGTTCTCGGCTGGAGATTTTAGGTCAGCTAAATATATTATAAGAGCAAGTAGCGATTTCGGATTTCAATCTCTTGAAGTCTTGTTGATACACAATGATGTAGATTCTTATATAACAATATACGGTGACATATCAACTGATGATGTTGATGTTGTCGAAATCACATCTGAAATGTCAGCAGGAAATATCGAGTTATATGCAACTGCAATTGCTGCGAACACTACAATAAGAATAATGGGGACATACTTGGCTGACTAAGCTGAGTATGAAATACAAATGGTAACAAAAAAGTTTATTACGAAAGCCGGTGTAAGAACTGGTAATATAATTTTAGATGCATCTAATGATAGCATCGTTGCCTCAAGTATTACTGCAACAACACGAGTATCTGCGGCAGAGCTAGTCACAACTAGAGTAGCTTCAAATATTATTCCCAAAACAAACGCTACATATGATTTGGGTAGCGTTGCAGAAAAATTTAAGGATCTACATTTAGCCGGTACTATTAACATAGCTACTCAAACTATTACAGCAAACGTCACTGGTATACAAGTTTCCGGTGAGTTCACTGCTCAGTCAGCTAATATTGAAGACCTAAACGCAAACGTCATCACCGCAAATAGCCTAAATATTGACACTGTAACGGTTAATACGCAAATGGTAATAAATAGTAATATAGATGCAACATCCACGGATACAGGGTCGTTTATTACAGCAGGTGGCGTGGGAATTGCAAAAAACTTATATGTTGGCGGTGCTATTCATTTAGCTAATGGTCTCGGAGGAACATCTTCTAAGGGTATCATTAATTATAATGACGGTGGTGACAGTATAGATTTTAATTTTAACGGATAAACTTTATGGCAACAACAATCGGGGCAAGATTAGTTAATGATGGTACGCTGATTACAGCAGGGGAGTTTGATGAAACTGCCCTTTCCACTCATTCTATCAAGTCTGGCGGAATCTTTGCAGACGAGTTTGATGAAATCACATTACCTGCTGGTATCCCTTCAGGTGGTTCGATTGAGTTAAACGGGACATCTCAGTACATTACTGTATCGGGTGACGCTGACTTTGGTTTTGGAACAGGCGACTTTACAATCGAAGGCTGGTTCTTTATTAGAAGCACAGCACACATGAGATTATGGAATTGGACTGGCGGAGATACTTTAGAAGTGTTAGACGGTCAATTGTATTATTGGGATGGAACTGATGAAAATGGTGTTATCGCATCAGGACAGAGTTCTATTCCTCAATTCCAATGGTTCCATGTAGCATTAGAAAAGCACAATGGTGTAGTAGATGTGTATGTAAACGGAGTTAGTCTTATCACTGACAACTCTCCTTACAATAGTATCGATAGTAGACCATTAGCAATTGGTGCAGCAATTAACACAGGTGCTGATCCATTAGATGGATTCGTTACGAATTTTAGAATCGTTAAAGGTATTGCAGTATATCGTGGTGATTTTGACACCCCGTATGCTTCTCTATCTGACATTCAAGAAACTGTACTTTTGTTAAAAGTAGCAAATCAAACAGATATGTTAGTTGATTCTTCGTCAACTAGCAAATCAGTAACTAGTCAAGGTTCAGCAACATATAGTGCGACAACCCCATTCACGACCGTTTATAATGGTGCGATGAAACAATTAAGGTCAGGAACATTGCAAGTCGCAAATATCTTTGACGAAGTAACAACTATAAGTTAATACATTATAGAAAAACCAAAAGGAAATATAAAAAATGGCAAAGCTAAAAGACTCTAGAGTTTACGGTAATCTCGACATTGATAGTGTATTAACCGTATCTAGCGACACAACTATCAACGGTAACTTGACTGTTACTGGTAACACAATCTACTCTTATGTAGACACAATGAAAATCACTGACCCGATCCTAGAAATGGGCGGAGCAGAATCTGGTGCATTAACCGGTGATGACAATAAAGACCGTGGTTCATTGCTACACTATTATGACGGTGCAGTAGTTGATGCGTTCATGGGTTGGGATAACTCAGCAAGTGAATTCGCATTGGGTAGCAACGTTTCTGTAACCAATGAAGTAGTAACTTTCAACACATATGGTAACTTACGTGTTGGCACAATCTTCGGTAATGGTTCTGGTTTAACTAACATCCCAGGCGGTAACGTTGACGGTACAGTTGGTTATGCTAACATGTCATCATATGCTGGTATTGTTACTGGTGCAACACAGTCAAACATTACTACTGTTGGCACATTGACTAATGTTTCTACTAGCGGTAATATCACTGCTTCTGGTAATTTATCTGTTACAGGCGGAAGTACTTTAACCGGTGACGTAGATATGTCAGGTAATGCTACTATCGACGGTGATTTGACAGTTGGTGGTACAATCTACGCTAACATTTCTGGTAACTTGACTGCTCCAGGTACTGACACTCAAGTATTGTTTAACGATGACGGTGGTGTTAACGCAGTTGCAGGTTTTACATTCAACAAGACAAATCAATCATTGACACTTGCAGGTAACGTTTCTGGTGATACAATCATCGGTAACTTGTTCAGCGGCAACGGTGCTAATTTATCAAGTATTACCGGTGCAAACGTAACAGGTTACGTAGCTAATGCAACTCATGCAAATATTGCCGATGCTGCAAACGTAGCTTACTCAATCGCTGGTGCAAACGTATCAGGTGAAGTTTCAGTAGCAAACACAGTTTCTAATGCAACACAATCAAATATTACAGCAGTCGGTACATTGACTTCTTTGACTGTTTCTGGTAATATTTCTGGTCAAGCTAATCTAGCTATCACAAGTAATGCTACAGTCGGTGGCGACTTATCTGTTACAGGTGATATCTCAGGTGCTGACGGTACATTCTCTGGTACAATGCAAGTTACTGGCAATGCAAACGTAGGTAACTTAGGTACTTCTGGATTAATTACTGCAACAGGTAACGTCACTGGTGGTAACTTGAATACTACTGGAACTGCAAATATCGGTAACTTAGAAATTTCAGGTAAGACAACAGGTAACTTGATTCCATCAGCAAACGTTACATACGATTTGGGTAACTTAACTCATCGTTGGAACGATTTGTATCTAAGTGGTAACACTATCTATTTGGGAGACCAAACATTAGAAGCTAATGCAACTGCATTGTTTACTTCTGCTGATATCGGCGCAGGTAACATGCGTGTAACAAACAATACTTTCTCAGGTAATGTATATGCTAACTCTGGTTTAGTAAAAGGTTCTACATTAGAAGGTACATTGACTGTTAATTCTAACGCACAACCAAACATCACATCTGTTGGTACTTTGGTTGACTTAGATGTTACTGGCAACATTGCTGCTGGTGGCTTGTTAACAGACAACTTATATTATGCTAACGGCGTTGCATGGGACTTGCAACAAGCTGCTGGTGATACAGGTCAAATCCAGTTCAACACTGGTGATAACTTTGATGCAAGCACAAACTTAACATATAGCACAACAGGTGACGGTACTTTGACCGCTGCTGGTAATATTTCTGCTGCCAAACTAACATCAACTGCTGACACATCAGTTGGTGCAAACTTGACTGTTGGAACTAACGCTACAGTTACTGGTGATATTTCTGGTGCTAAGATTACTGTTACAGGTGATGCAAATTCAGGTAACGTTTACACAACAAACGTAACCGCAACTGATACTGTTACTGCGGTAGATGTTGTGACTACTACAGTTACTGCTACTACTAGTGATATTTCTATCAATGCTGCTGGTACAAACGCAAACGTAGTATTAGCTCCTACAGGAACAGGTACAGTTGACGTTTCTAGCAAGCGCATTACTAGCGTTGGTTCTCCTTCTGCTGATGCAGACGCTGCAACTAAAGGTTATGTTGATTCTATTGCACAGGGCTTGTCAGTTAAGACTTCTGCTCACGTTGCAACAACAACAGCACTTCCTGCTTACACTTATGATAATGGAACTGATGGCGTCGGCGCAACATTGACTGCTGATACTAATGGTGTATTGTCTAACATTGACAATCATGGATTCAGTGTCGGTGACAGAATTCTTGTTAAAGATGAAGTAGGCGCAAACAAACCATATAACGGTGTTTATACTGTAACTAATTTGGGTACTGTAAGTGCTCCTTGGGTATTGACTCGTGCCGAAGACGTTGATGAAGTTACTGATTTCAAGGGTGCGTTTATTTTCGTAGCCGACGGTACAGTTAACAAGAATACTGGTTGGGCTTTCTCTATTGCTTATGAATCATATTCTACTGTAGGTACAGACGATGCAGCCTTCACACAGTTCTCTGGTGCAGGTACATACTCTGCTGATAACGGTTTAGAATTGACAGGCACTGTATTCAGTGCTGTCGTTGATGATTCAACAATCGAAGTTGGTGCAGGTAATGCATTACGTGTTAAGGATGGCTTGACATTAGTTACACCTAACATTGGTGCTGCTACTGGTACAAGTTTAGATTTATCAGGTGACGTAGATGTAGGTGGCAATCTTGCTGTTACAGGTAACGTTGACGCAAATAACTTCAACGGTACATTCTACGGTAGTTTCGTAGGTACAGTTGATGCGACAGTTGGCGCTGCTGGTGCTAACACTGAAATTCAGTTCAACGATGCTGGTAATATTGGTGCTAACTCAACCTTTACATTCAACAAAACTACTAGTACATTGTCAGTTGGTAATGTGAGTGCTACAGGTGACGTATCAGGTAGTACGTTGACTGGTGCTTTGACAACTGCTGCTCAACCTAACATTACTAGTGTAGGTGAATTGACATCATTGACTGTTGCAGGTAACATTACTACATCAGGAACTGCTGGTAATATCTCTGGTGCAAATTATGTTATTGCTAATTACTTCTCAGGTAATGGTTCAACATTGTCAAGCATCACTGGTAGTAATGTAGTAGGTGATGTATCCGGTGCAAACCACGCTAACGTTGCTGATTCTGCGAACTTAGTATTAGGAGCTAACGTATCTGGTGATGTATCTGGTGCAAACCACGCAAACATTGCAGACGTAGCTAACGTGGCATACTCAGTAAACGGTGCAAACGTTAGTGGTACAGTTGCTACTGCAAACTATGTTGTTCAATCTAACCAATCTAACATCACTCAAGTTGGTACATTGATAGACTTGACAGTTACAGGTAACGTTGCTACTGGTGGTATTCTAACTGATAACTACTACTATGCAAACGGTGCTGCGGTTGACTTCCAAACTGCTGCTGGTAACGCAGGTGAAATTCAATTTAAGACTGCATCTGGTAATGACCTAGCTGCAAGTGCTAACTTCAAGTTCAATAGTTCAACAAACGTATTGACAGTAACTGGTAACATCAGTGGTGCAAACGTAGTTTCTGCAACAACTGTTACAGCAACTGATTTGACAGGCACATTGACAACTGCTGCTCAACCTAACATCACATCTGTTGGTGAGATGACTGGTTTGACAGTTCGCGGTATCTCTGACTTTGGTAGCAATGCAAACGTTAAAATTACCGGTGGTACTTCTGGTCAATACTTACAAACTGATGGTTTGGGTGCATTGTCTTGGTCTACAATCAATACAAGTTTATTATCAAATGGTACAAGCAACGTTTCAGTTGCATCAAATGGTAACATCACATTGAACGTTGCTGCATCAGAGATTGTTAAAATTTCAGGTGTCGGTGCAAACGTAACTGGTGTACTAGATGTATCAGGTAACGTAACTGCAAACAACATTACTGCTGCTAATTTAATAGTTGCAGAGGGTAACGTTGATTCAACTAGTTCAATCACTGGTACAGTTAAAGTAACAGGTGGTATCGGAGCAACTGGTAATATCTATACAGGTCAATCTGTAGGTTTCGCTAATAACAACGGTGGAACAAGCAGTGCAGCTTATATTCAATACAACTCTGGCGCAAATAGCCTTGACTTTATCTTCAATTAAGGAAGATAAATGGCTATCATTGCAGCTAGGTTGAATAGCGCAGGAAGATTCTACGCCAACAACGGCGTAGAATTTAACGAAATTAGCCAATCAAACATAAGCATCACTCCTTCGGGGGTGTTTGCTTATGAATTTGACGAAGTTTCAGGTACGCTAAATAATAGAGCGATGCAACAACACGCAAGTGGGGTTGTGAAAATTTCAGATGTTTTTGACGAGATATCAGGAATAGCATAAGTATTAAGTTGAGAATATAAGAAATGGCACTATTACGTTCAGGAACACGCATCTATGGTAACGCCACAATCGATACCAGCCTTGTCGTTTCTGGATCAAACACAGCTATCAACACATCTTCGGGAGCTATTGTTGTTTCTGGCGGCGCAGGTATCGGTGGCAACACATTCATTGGTGGAAACCTATCCGTCTCTAAAAACTTCGTAGGAAACAACGCAACATTATCTGGTAACTTGATTATCAACGGTAATCTTGTGTATTCTAACGTTGACACTATGCGAGTAAAAGACCCAGTTATTGAACAGGGTGGAAATCCTAATGGCATAGCGTTAACTAATAACGATGCTAAAGATAGGGGTCAGGTTCTTCATTACTATACAACTGAAGCAGTAGATGCATTTATCGGTTGGGATAACTCAGCAGGTGAGTTTGCCTTAGGTAGCAACGTATCAGTTGATGCTGACATTGTAACATTCAATGAATATGGTAATCTAAGAGCAGGTTATTTTATCGGTGACGGTAGTCAATTAACTGGAATCCCGTCAACTTCGATTAGTGGTAATTTTCATGCATGTGTGATTTCAAACGTGAACACTATTGTATCCGGCTCAACTCTTGAGATTGTTTCTGACTATTCTAATACAAATTATCCTGCAGGCGTGTTCACTATTAATCAGTTGGGTCCAGTAACAATTACAACTTCTGATGAATGGGCATCGGGTACTTCAACTAAAAATGCTTACGCCAATTACATCTCAGATTCAATTAACACACAAAACGTTAGCATCACTTTAAGTGTTGCAAACGCAACGTTTGATATTAAGACAACTGATACTATTACGATTGGTGGTAGTACTGTAACTGGTGCAAACATTATTGCTTTAGGCATCACTGGTACAGGTGGTACGTATACAATTCCTAGTGTGTACTTGAGTTCATTAGTTCAAACTTCATCGACAGATTCTGTAAGTGTCAATCTTACTACATCTCGCGGGATATATGCATCAACTGGAACTACTTTAACAAACCTACAACCTGTTCCGTTCAATATTACATCGTTAACAGGTTCATTCCCATCAAGCTCAGTTCCTTATTGGAGTCTAAATCAATCATTTACATGGTCAGCTACTACCACTGCAGGTGCAACTGTTACGTCAGGTAATGTTGCATATGCTAACACTGCAAACTCAGTATCTGGTAGCCTAACTTCAACCGGACAAACTTCTGGCACAAGTGCATCATTAGATAGCACGTTGTCATACTCAATTTCAAGTAGTGATTATACTGGTGACGGCAGATATGGCGCAGGTAATAGAACTATTCCTACTTCAGTTTCTGGTACAGTAAGCCCTGCAACAAAATATTATCCATTGTTCTGGAAGACAACTGCTGACAGTACGATCCCAACATTCACAACTAGCGATTCACATAATAGTAACAACTATGCAACAGGTCAAGGTGCAAATACTACGACTACTGCAAGTAACTACACGTGGCTTGCTACACCAAATACTACATCACATACATTCAAGCACGTTTTCTTAGGCTCAGATATTGTTGACGTACCGGACGTTACTGGTACAACTACTATCAGCGGGCAGACGTATAGTGTATGGGGTTTCACTAATTTTAGTCAAGTTACAACGATTGTGACAACTTCATAATATGGCATTTTTATCTTTCCCATCACCAACGCAACTAAAGAATTTGGCTAACCCAACGGATAACCAAGATGCTGTTACGTTAGCGTATTTAGATACTGCGTTAAATGGAAGCGGCAATATTGTTGTAGCAAACGTTAGTGCCAATTTAGTAACATCAAATAATGTTACCGCTAATACAGTTACCGTTAATGGTGTCATTAACTTAGGTGACGTTGCAAACGTTAAAATTGACGGAGGCACTGATGGCTATGTATTGTCAACTGACGGTACAGGAAATCTATCATGGGTTCAGCAAGCAAGTGGAAGTGGTGGCACTGCGTTACCAAGTGTCACTGTTGATTCGTTTGTTGCTGATGGTACTACTAATTCGTATCAGTTAACAGTAACTCCTGCAAGCAAAGATTTAGTTTTTATCAACGTTGATGGTGTCTTTCAAATCAGAGACTCGTTTGACTTGTTTGGTAATGCTATCAGTTTTGGTAGTGTTCCCTTAGCTGATAGTGTTATTGAAGTCAGTACATTCGTAGTCGGCGCAGCAGGCGGCAGCGGTTCAAACATTGACTTGACTAGTGTTTCAGGTAATATCATTCCTTCAGCAAACATCACGTATGATTTGGGTTCTCCTACAAATCGTTGGAGAGATATTTATTTGTCGGGCACTACGATTGATTTAGCAGGCGCAACAATTAAAACCGATGCAACTACTGGTGCTATCACTTTGGTTCCGCAACCAACAGTAGCAGAACCAAACCCAACTGGTATAGTTATCACTTCGTCAGGTACACTTACTACAGTTTCTACGACAAACGGTACAGTAAACTCATCGGATATCGGGAATGCAGTTACTAATGCAACTTCTTCTACTACACTTGCAGGCATCACTTCATCTGGTGTAGTCGATTTATCTCCGGCTACTAGCATAAGTTTAGGTGAAGTAGCAAATATTTCTATTGCAGGTGGAAATGCAAATGCTGTATTACAAACTGATGGATCAGGTAATCTAAGTTGGGGAACTCCTGCATCTGCGATGACATACGTAAAAGAATATGTATGGCGTGGTGGACTAACTGAGAATATCGGAAGTCTACGTCACTACATTCACACTTCTTCTACTTTAATTGGCATTTACGCTTACTTAGTTACAGCTGGCTTGACACAATCGACTATGGTTGTTAAGAAGAACGGCACTGCAATAAATACAATCACTATTCCGGCAAACTCTACCAATGTTAATCAAGCAGGATTATCTATCAGTTTAGCCGCCGCAGATTACTTAACTGTTGACATTACACAAAGTAGTAGTGCATCAGATTTATACATTAATTTTGTATATCAAGGACAATAATGAAATACGAAGAAATTCAAAATATATTCCAGACACCGTTTCTAACTCCCTGGGAGCATGATTATTATGGTGCGTACTTTGCTGAAGCAAAATCTTCACAACAATTTTTAGACCATGCTTACTCATCGATTGAAAACTTGTCTGGTATTTGGTACGAAGTATCCGGTAACATGGCGTATTTCGTAGTAGCAAAGGGCACAGTTATCCCTGAAAATTTTGCAGATAGTTTGCAAACTGCTACCGATGTTCCAGAACAACCTGTAGAACAAGGGGAAGAATAATGTACGTAAAATTAAATTTCACTGCCGGAAAGTCATTAAGCAATATATTTCGCACAGTTAATGAAATCATAAACAATAGTGGCATCACTAGTATCGCAACTTTGCAGGCAGCTGCTGCTTCGGGTACTTGGCATGCAAGTTTATTATCAACTCTAGATGCATCGAATAGCGAAATCGTTCGTACTGGAACTGGTAATACTGAACTCACAACAAAGACAAAATCTCATTTTACAAATAACTTCCAAAGTGCTTCATCTGACTTTGGACATTGTTGGACAGTCGAGTTTTCTGTATATGATGATTCAACAAAAAAATATTACGTTCAGCATAAAAATACCGCAAACGCAGCATCGGGGGTTACTACATCAATCATTGGCACTACTATCACGAGTGGGTCAATCTCTACTGGAGCAATGGCACCAACTGTTAGTAATTTAGCAACCACTGGTGGCGGTACTTCGATTACCTTAGGTGGCACCACTCAAACATCTTCAGTTTACGCTGCGGATAATACCTCGACTTCATTCTACACAGTCACCACATTTGTGATGTACATATCTGACACAGCAATGATTTGGTCAGCAACTTGTGGAACTACATATAACCTGGGTTTCGGTCCTACATACAATGACGCAACGAAATACATTGGACCTTATATATTCAGTCAATATAACCGATTCGACTACCATAATACTAATGCTAATAATATTATACCATTAGTATACACTAATCCTAATAGAGCGAACAGTGTAGGCTTTGGATACACGACCGCAGATTGGGCTTCTCCGGAAAACGTGATGGCAACAGCACAAAATACACAGGCATTTAAAGTATTAAACTTGATTAACGCATACCCGTCAACCAATCCAAGTTTCCCTGTTGTTAATTTCCCTACGGTAAATTGGGGTATTGGCTCACGCCACACTGACATTGCAGGTCTCACTGCATCAAGTGCAGGTAGTGCAACTACTATCGGTGCACAAGCGTACAGTCCTGTATTGTTCACAACAGTTAGCACTAGATATCCTAGTGCCGACTTGAAAGCACAATCATATGGCATGCTTCCAGTATCATGGAAACATTCGTATTACTATAATGCAGGTGGAGATATGAGCGCAAAAGGAGGGTGGTACTTATTCAACGGAGATTACTTCCCCGGAGATGAATACACTTACGACAACCGAACATATAAAATTTTGCCACCCTACGTTGGTTATACTCAAAGAATCGGTATTGCGATACCAAAGGAATAACAATGTTTATCAAATTAAGTTTTACTGCCAACACTAGAATCACAGTTCCGTTAAGAATTTTGACGGACATTATCAACACTAATACTATTACAAGTGTGAGTGCTCTGCAAAGTAGATTTACTTCTGCAAGTTACAGCACCACATTAACTGCAAACTTTGATGCCGCAAACAGTTCTATTGCTAGAACTGCCGATCCGTCAAATACCAAAGCACATTATGCCTCATACACCGGTTCTGGCTTGACCGCCGGCGCTTTTAGATTTACGCTAGAGCAGCCAACTTATGATGCCGCTGATAAAAAAATATATAGTCAACTAAACTCAAATTCGGCTAGTTCAGGCTCACCCCCGTATTTTGCTGTTGGTACTGCAATTACAGGTGGAACTATTGACTCTACTGGGGTTGCATTGAGTCAGACAGAAGCAGGAGCATCAGCGCCGTCGCCGACCCCAGTAAACTTAACCTTAGGCGGAAATCCTTTAGCATTTAGCAACCTCGTTCTGTCTAGTGGAAACGGTTACGACAACATAAGAACTTTCTGGGCTTATATCACTGATACGTGTTTCTTTTGGGCTACGACTAACGGAACTTCATATAACAATGGCTTTGGTTCAACATATGCTGACTCTACTAAGTTTTGTGGTCCTTTCTTCCATACTCAATATACTAGATATGATTATCACAACACTGATAATAATGGAATCTGTCCAGTGATGTACTCTAGTCCTAGGGGTGCTGGCGTTGGTTACGGAACAACCAATGACATATCTACAGTTCAAAACATCATGTTTACTTCTAATTCAACAACTGTGCCGGTCAGAGTTCATAGTATGGTAAGCGCATTACCTCAAATAGGCTCTGCTTGGCCTAAGTTATATAACAATTATGTTCATATGACTGTTGCGGGAAGAACATCATCAATTGTTGGTTTGAATCAAACTCAATCTCTAGGTGCAGTGGGAACATCCACCGCAGCAACATATGCAGGAGCAGTATCGACTGCTGCATCAACTAGATACCCTAGTGCAAACTTAGCAACGACTGGTTTTGGTCTACTGCCGTTTGGCTGGGAAGCAAATTATTATGGCAACCACGGTGGAAATGCGTCAGACCAATGCGGTGTCTATATTTTCAACGGTGATTATGTACCTGGCGATACCTTCATCTATAATAATAAGATGTATATGATTTGGCCTATGTATAGTGGCTACAGTAGCCGAATCGGTTTCGCAGTCCCGATGGAGTAAGTATGGCACAACCTAATATAAAAATAGCATGTGTTGCAAATCTCTATACAAGAGAAATGAGATTTGAAAGAGCAGGTGACACTGAACTTGGTCACAAGCATCCATTTAACCACATTACATTTTTATCTTCGGGTAAGTTAAAAGTAGAAACCGAACTCGGCATATCAGAGTACTCAGCCCCGCAGATGATTTATATCCATAAAGACTATGTGCATGAGTTAACTGCATTGGTCGATAATACTGTAGCCTACTGTATTCATGCTCTGCGAAACGGGGACGGAATAGACGATATTATTGATGAGGATATGATTCCTGCAGGGATGAATGCTCCTGAGATTTTTGAAATAGTAAAACATGTGAGTCTTAGTTAAGTATGTCAAACCAACTATCAATCTATAATTTCCCCGACGCATATTCTACGTTAGTAAGTGGGTATACTGGCACGGTTAAATACGTGTCTAGTTCAGGTAGTAATTCAAATACAGGTGATTCAGTATCATCTCCTTATCTGACAATTGATTACGCACTCACAACAAATCCATCTAATCCTAGAATGATGATTGTTGTACTTGCTGGTACATATACAATGACCGCAGTTTCAGGTGGAAATGACACATCCGTAGCTATCAGAGACGGTGGAAACGAAAGAGTGTACGTATGTTGCCCTTCATTAACGGTCATTCAATGGACTGCTAGTAACGCAAACCGTGATTGTTCTATGGTTGACTTTCAGAATAC